CCAGGCGGGTGTGTGTACCCCGGCGTTGTTCAGAATGTTGGCCAGTTTCCGCCAATCAAGAGCAGCGTCGAGACCATAGCCACAGCAGAGACGCTCAACGGGGTCCCACTAACCAAGGAAGCACTTCGTGCATTGCCAATGGAACAGCAGCCGGCAGCGCGCCTCGGAGGTATTGGATTTGGAGGCGTGTACCCGTTTTCCTATGCAAAGGGAGCGGGTGTATTGGGAGCTGGGCTCGCGTACAGAGCATTCCGGGCAGTCGACATTACGGTTGACGAACGGGTGTTCGAGCATGCCTCTCAGAACATGTGGCTGCTAGCGCCGGGGTTTTCACTGCCGAAGGAACCATGGAGCAAAATGCAATGGCTGCAAAGCATGCCAACGCGGAGGCGAAAGCCCTTGCTCCGGGCTATGAAGGCACGGGAGGAGAGGGGTGAACCGCATCGACATTATGCGCGCTTCAACCCTTTCGTCAAGGATGAACATGCACTCTATGGTGGCGTTGTTGATGGGATGGTTACTGCAGAGGCTGTTGAGGCAGTGCCAAGAATCATCTTCGCCCCACATGAGGAGACTCACCTTGACGCGGGCAGATACCTCAAGCCACTAGTGCCAGAGCTGAAGAAGGTCTGGCACGTGGACAATTGGCTGTTTTATGCCAGTGCAAAGCCGGAAGTTCTTGATGCATGGGTGAATCGCATCAATGGAGCTGAAAGCTACTTTTGCGCTGACTATACAGCCTTTGAGAGGAGTCACAGTCCCGCATCCTGGAAATTCATGGAAGGGATGTATCGGCAGATATACCCCGGTGCGGAACCAGAGTTCTGGCAGGCGTTGGAAGCGTGGCGCAAACCAAGTGGCGTGAAGAAAATGCCAAAGTTTGACGCCAGAGTGGAGTTCAAGTGCCAGTGCATGAATGCATCAGGCCGGGACGACACTTCGCTGAGCAATGCCATGTTGAATGGGGTGGGCCTGGCCCTCTCGTTCGCCGCAGCTCTGGCGGGAAAGGATATTTTGGAAGTGGGTGTGGAGGACATCCGCAGGGCATCGGAGTTGTGCGACATTGCTGTTATGGGAGATGACAGCATGGTTGCATGCCGCTTCGACATCGAACAGTACCGTGAGCAGATCCTGTCTAATCTGCACCGGTTCGGTTTCGTAGTCAAAGCAGTAACAACTCCGTTTCTGCACGATGTCACCTTTTTGGGCATGATGCCATATCCAGTGGCCGGAAAACTGTACTGGGGCCCCACAATTGGCCGCAGGATGTTCAAGGCCTTTTGGCAACACGACCCGAAAGGTAACCTCCCCGCATGGACCCACGGAACGGCACAACAGCTTGCCCTGAATGCCTGTGTGCCGATTGTCGCAGATTGCGCAGAGCAGGTGAAGCGCATTCTGCAGGGAAAGAAGGCCACAAAGGTGGAGGCCGTTACAGAGGGGTACGGAAGTGCGTGGACACTACGCACGGCAGCGACCCCTTCTTATGACGAATCCACGCTTCGGTGGCTGGAAGCCAGATATCCTGGCCTGACAGCGGACGCTATCCGGCGCGACGTTCGCAGAATTCGAGCTGTGGAGCGGTTGCCAGCGCTCATCAGACTCGAAACAACAGACATGGTATTTGCATGTGATGAT